TAAGCGTAGCGGTCATTTTCTTAGTTCCCGTTTTGGTCGGCTGCATAACCGTACCGGCGACCTCGATAAGAAGAATACCGCTTTTGCTGAAAGTGGCGTTAATCTTACTTACGAGCTTCATTCGCGGAATCTCGAATTTAAGGCCCTGTTCCGGGGTAATGCGTACCGACTTTTCGACTACGGGGATTTTGTCCGGGGCTTCCCACTTATCCGGCGTACTGCCGGTACCGGGGGTACCCACGCCGCCCAAAAGGTCGGCAAGAACCGTAACCGAAGGGTTCATAATCGAAAAGTTGAAATTCGTTTTTCCGCCCCGGCTAATGCTTATTACGGGGTCGTCCACTTCTTCGGCGTAGTGGTCGGTCGTTTCCGGGTCTTCCTGCGTCATCGTGCAGGTGTCTTGGTAGGTATAACCCAATACGTCCAAGGTTTCGCCCATACCGCCGTCCTCGGCAATTGCTCCTACCTCAATCTTGGAAAGACCGATAGTATAAGTTTTCTTTGCTGCCATTGTCGTAAATTTTAATTAGTTCGTTGTATATTCCATTCTACCCGCAAGTTGTTGTAATGCTCGTTAATGCCCGGTTCTTTAATTATGGTTTCCGTAGAAACCCGAATAGTCAGCCCGGTAATGTTCGCCGATTTTAGAACCGATAGAACAATAGCCGTTAGTTCGCGTATTCGCTCCCTATGCGCCTTAAATTGTTCGGTTCGGCCTATCCTTTCCTTTTTGTCGGGAACGTGGATATTTACGTTTGAAGTTCCGGTTTGCGGTACTTCGTGGTTTAGGAATAAGTTGTTAATTACTACGTCTTCCTTCCCGGAATTATCCGGCCGTTCGCCCTGCACGTATATTCCGCCGCTAAGGGCCGCTTTCAATTCGGCCGAAGCGTTCAGAATCTCGAAAAGAATATCATCGGTTTCTATACTTTGCATGGCTCTTTGTGTTAAATCCATAACCGGCAATGAAGCCGGCCGGGGTCGAACTTTTCGCAAGTTCCGGTTACTACAACTAAGCCCGTTGCCTTGGCCGCTTCTACAAACTCGGTATTCGAAAGCTGGCTTACGTCTACCTCCTCCCGCGTTACAATTACCTGCGTGCCTTCGGGAATTTTGGCCGTACCTTTCGGTAGCTGGATAAGCGAAGCGAATACGCGGGTTTCTCCGTCGGCGGTCTGAATTGTCGAACCTTTACCGTTGGTTTCTTCCCGGCAAGCTGCTTTTAACTCCCATGCGGCGGCGGGCGTTTTCCAAGAACCGTTAGGTAATTGGACGCTTTCGCCGTCGTGCTGCAAGGCGTACAAGTATTGCGGGTATTGGTAGGAAGTCGTTACCATACGTTGCTTTTGTTCCGAATTTTGGGCTTGCCGGCCGGCGTAATGCCTAATTCCGTGCAAGTCGCGTTATACCAAAGTTTGATAGCGTCCCAATTCCAACTAATGGAATACCCGCCTTCTCCGATATTGGCAAGGGGGATAAGCGTTGTAAACTCGCGGCAAATGGCCGTTTTAGCCTTCCGCACGTCTACCGGTGCGTCCGGGTCGGGGATAAGTCCGCTTTGGTTGCAAAGTATCAAATCCACGTCGTCCGCCGATAGCTGGAATTTGCCGACCGTCTTAGTAATCCATTCTTTGTAAGTCATCGGGTAAGGGTATTAGGATAGGGGCGACCGTTGCCGGCCGTCCCTTTCCGGTTAGTGTGTCCAGGTGCTGTTAGAAGTGTCCATAAGGAAGGAACGGCCCGAAGAAAGCCAAGCCGGGAAAGCGTTTGCAATTCCTACGGTAACTTCTTCGATAGGTTCCTCGGTGGAATACTTCTTTACGCAGGTGTGGCCGTTCATAGCTTTGATTGCTACGGAACCTTTAAGGTTCATATCGGCCGGCTTCTTCCAATAGGTCGAACCGAGTACCTTGCTTTCGCTGAACATTACCACGTTGTCGGCGAACGGGTTGCCGGTAATGCGGCTTCCGTCGTCCTTCTCGATAGTAATATCTTGGTCGATAACTACGACCTGCAAGCCGCGCAGGTACGCCAAACCCTTCATAGCCGCGTTTACCTGTTCCAAGCTCGGCGTTTGTGCGATGTTCAAGGCGTTAGCCGCGAACGAAGCGGAAAGTTTCGTTACTTCCTCGGTCTGAACCATAAGCGCGAAAGTGTCAAGGTTCATAAAGGCGTACTTCAAGCTAATACCCTTTTTCTTGGCCTTAGCTACGATAGCCTTAAAGTCCTTGCTAAACGGTTTCGCGCCGGTGGTGTTCCAAGCGGCCGAGCCGGTCTGAAATCCTACTTTCTGCGTTGCGTCGATTTGATAATCTACGTCGTACTCGGTAATTACGCTATTGTTGTTATCGTTGGTAAGCGTAACTTTACCCAACGAAATAGACTGCAACGCAATCCATTCCAAGCGGGCGGCCACCCCGTCCCAGCAGTACTGCGTATCTTCGGCCCACGCTTCTACCAACGCCCGAAGGTCGGGGTTCGCGGAAGTCATGGCGACCATAATGTCGTATTCGTTAAGCTCGTTTTCGTCCTTGGTGCGCTTAATAGCCACCTTGGGAATATCGCCCTGAATACGCGCGATAGCTTCGCGGGTCTTTTTGTTGATACTTGCGCCGCGTGCTACGAGGTCGCCGGCAATCTTTAACCCTACCTGCGCTTCAAGGGCTTTCCAGGTAAGCGTGTAGTTCTCCTTCAAGGGGAACAAGGTAGGATAGTAGTACGGTTTAAGGTCGTAGGTATTAACTACGGCCTGCATATCCCTTTCGGTAATGCCAATCATTAAGCTCCTTTGCATAACTTTTCCCGATTAAATTAGATAAACTGAATACCGGTAAGTTTGGCTTTCACTTCGGCACCGATAGGCGGGATATTGCTTTCCCGAATCTGCCCGATAGTCCAAGCGTTTACGATATGGTTGCTAAGTTCGTCCACGTCGTAGCTTTCGCCTACAAGGGCTACCGGTGCGTATTTGAAGGCTGACCCCGAAGCCCCGGCCTTGGCTGCGAGGTAAAGCGAATCGCCGGCTTTTGCGGCCGTTCCGAGGGTGGTGTCTACCGTAAGGTCGTCGCTGGTTGTGTCGTCTGCATTGGTAGCAATCACCGTAATAGTGTATGCCTTTGAACCGGTCGCAAGCATAACTACGTCGCCTACTTTGAAGTTATGGCCTTTCTTCACAGTATAGGCCGTTGCCGTGTTCGTCGCGGCGGCCGAAAGAACGGCTACTTTGACGACGTGATAAAGCCCGTTTTCGTCCTTACCTACCGGCGTACCTTCGTGCAGGACTTTCTGCGTAAGGTCGGCGGCGGAAACGGTGATACCGTTCGGAATGTCGGCGAGCTTGTGGGTAAACGCGCGAATTACGCGGTTATCCTTTTTCCTGTCGATTTTAAGCATTTTACAAGTGTTTAGCGTTAAACCTCTTTACCGCCCAAGCCCTTATTTTCGGCTTCTGCGGTCTTTGCCTGTATGTAGCTTTCTACGCCCGCGCTTACTCCGTCCTTGTTGGGGGAACCAAGTACCGGTTTTTCGTGAAGGCTTAGGCCCCGGTCTGCCAACTCTTGGCCGAAGGCTGCTACGTCGTTCTTGGTTTCGGTCAGATACTCGTTAAAGGCGTTTTCGTCGGCAAAGCCGCC